CCCTGGCCGCCTGGACGCGTGCCTTCGGTGGCCCCGACCAGCCCGCAGTGCCCGGTGACCTGCTGCGCCGCATCCTCGCTGCCGCCCGCGCCGCGATACGCCGCATCCTCGACGGCGTCACCCCTCGAGCCGTCGCGGCCATGAACGATAGCCTCGGTGACGCGCTGGCTCTCGGGGTGCGGCAGGGTGGCGAGTTCCTGCGCGCGGCGACCGGGCGCCGCCGCCGGACCCCGGACGCACCCCGCCCCAGCAGCCGCCTCCGCGGCGAAGCCCGCCGTCTCGGCGACCTCATCACTGAGCGCCGCGACCGCGCCCTCCAGCTCCTGCAACCCGGCCAGGTCACCCGGTGGACGCACCTCCTGACTGGGCTCGGCGCCGGACACGCCACCCTGTCCGCGGCCCGCGCCCACATCGCCTGGGTCGTTAATACCGCCGTCAATGAAGGCCTCGACGCCGTCATTCGGGCCACGGCGAAGGTGCGGCTGTGGGTGTCGGAGGCGGACGCCTGCGTGCGCTGCCTCGCCTACGCCGGCCGTATCGCCCCTACCGGCGAGCCGTTCCCGGGCGGCCTGTCGTGGGACCCCCGCCAGCGCCGGTCCCGGGCCGCAACAGTCGATGGGCCGCCACTCCACCCTCACTGCCGCTGCCGCACCGTCCCCTGGGACGGCCGGTGGACGACATCCGGCGTGCCGTTCCCTGTGGCGATCCAGCGGGAGGCGCACCGCTCGCTCGCCTACGGCACCGCCCGCCCCTCCGAGTCCCGGGCCGCCCGCCTGCGCGCCGCCCGCGAACTCCTGCACACCGAACGCGACCTGCTGCCCGCCGTTCAAGCCCGCGCCCGCGCCGCACTCCGCGCCGGCCGCTTCACCCAAGCCGCGTAACCCCAGGGCGCCCGCGACGGACGCCGACAACCAACCCCCGTGATGGAGGAACACCAGATGGGCATCCAGACCGACACCACCACCGACGAGCCAGACATCGACGCCGAGGTCGACGAAGAGCCGGACACCAGGCTCGACGTCGAACCCGACGACGAGCCGGACGAGGCACCGAAGCCGAAGCCCCCAGCGAAGAAGGACGAACCGAAGCCGGGCGACGACGACTACGCTCCGCCATCCAAGACCGAATGGGCCCGCACCCAGGCGGCGTTGAAGAAGGCCAACGACGATGCCAAGCGGCACCGGCTCCGCAACAAGGAGCTGGAAGAGCAGGGCCGCACCAACGAGTCCGACCACGAGAAGGCGCTGCGTGAAGCCCGCGAGGAGGGCGAGAAGCGCTATCGGCAGCCCCTGGTGCGTACCGCCGCCCGGTCCGCGCTCGTCGAGGCGGGGGCGCTGGCGTTCCTGCAGGACGAGAAGGAGCCCGAATCGGACGCGGCCCGCGAGAAGGGCGAGTCGCGCCTGTCCAGGCTGCTGAAGCTCGTGGACATGGACGGCCTCGACGTCGGCGACGACGGATCCGTGGCCGGTCTGGAGGCCGCGATAGACGATCTGCGTCGCGACTACCCGGAGTTGTTCTCGGCGCCCGCCAGGAAGCCGAAGGTCAGGCCTACCGGCGCGCCTCGGCAGGCGGCCCCGGAGAAGCCCAAGTCGACGGCTGAGCAGCACGCTGCGCGGTTGCTTGGAAGGGCTTGACCTCCCAAGGTATATTCGTCACACGGTGATTAACTCCGGTGATCGGAGCGGACCGCCGCCCTTGTCTGCGAAGGCGCCCGTGATGGGGCCCGAGCCCAACAGCTTCCCCATCACGCCGCCCGCAGGAGGGCCCCCGTGGCACGCAATACGCTCGAGGCATGGATTCCCGAAGAGTGGGAGACCAGTCGGGTAGTCCAGTCCATCACCCAGATCTCCGCCGTCGAGGCGCTCGCCGCCCGCATCACCATGGGCTCCGACACCAAGCACGTCCCCCGCACCGCGGGTATGGACGTCGCGGTCGTCGCCAAGGGTGGCACCTACGGCGAGGACACCTCGCTCAACGACGAAGTCCTGCTCTCCGCGATCAAGTTCGGCAAGGCCGCGCGTATCGCCGAAGAGGACATCGACGACTCGGTGGCGAACGTCATCGAAGCGAAGATGATCGGCTGGGGCAAGAGCTACGCCAAGCTCATCGACAACGCGTCCCTCGCCGTCTCTGCCGCGTCCAACGGCACCACGGTTCCGTTCACCAGCCTCTACCAGCTGCTGAACACCACCGACGCCACCCTCAGTTACACCGGCGGCGCGAACATCACCACCGCCGCCTCCTCCGGCGCCCCGTCCTACGCGGAGTTCTCCACCGCGATCGGCAACGTCGAGTCCGGCGACTACTTCGACCCCGGCAGCATGATGGCGATCGCTCACCCGGCGTTCCGCAAGAGCCTGCGCGGCGTCGTCGACAGCCAGCAGAGGCCGATCTTCATCGAGGGCACGGCCGGAACCCCGGACACGATCTTCAGCGTGCCGATCCGGTGGAGCCTCGGCGCGAAGCTCGCCGCGACCGCCACCTCGACGCCGACGGGCCGCGCACTCATGGCGTTCGTGAACCCCGAGCTGATGCTCCTTGGCGTCCGCTCCGGCCCTGAGAGCGTGTTCATCGACGGCCGTGACGGCCTGTCCGCCCTCACCGACGAGTCCATCCTCAAGATGCGCGCCCGCCGCGGCTGGGCCTACGGCCACCCCAACGGCGCGTCCATCCTCGTCGGCTGACCACCCCTTCGATCCCCGCACCGCCCGACGGCTCCGGGCGGTGCGGCGGACAACCAGGGAGGTGAGCCATGGCAGCAGCGAAGAAGACCGCGAGCAGCAGCCGCGCCAGGCAGCACCCGGCCAAGGCCGGCGAGCCCGAGGTCGAGGTCGACGAGCGGACGGCGGACGGCGCGGACGGCAGCCGGTTCGTCAAGGAGTTCGTCGTGCTCGCCGCACGGTGGACCGACGAGGACTACCAGCACGAGGCCAACCGTGCCGGCGTCGTCAACGAGGCGATCCAGCGCGGCCTGCACCCGCGCGGCAGCGTGTCCTTCGACGGCCAGGAGCAGCACCCCGACGGCCTGTCCCTGACCCTCACCTACTCGGTGGACACGGTGCCCGCCTCCGTCGACCACCAGCCTGAGGACACCACCACGCCCCGCGACGTCATCGAGGGCGAGGGCTGACATGGTCAACGCCTGGGCGACCGCGCAGGACGTCACCGACGCCACGGGCGTCACGGTGACGGATCAGCAGCTTGTCCAGGCGCAGAAGGCTGTGGAGGTCTTTTCCAACCGCATCTTCGGCGACGAGGCGCGCATGCGGACGCGGGACCTCTACTGGCTGGGCCAGGCCGTCGCCCATCAAGCAGCGTGGATCGCGGGCCAGTTCGGGCTGGAGACGCGGCTGGATGCCACGCAGATCCAGCAGGATCAGGTCTCGACCACTCTGCAGGGCGACGGCCTGGTCCTCGCACCCATGGCCGCCCGCGCCCTGAAGCGCGTGTCGTGGATGCGGTCCAGGACCGTTCACATCCGGTCCGCGGTCGAGGGCGCTGGCCCAATCACCGGTGACGCCCTCACGGACGGATCCGACGACCACCTCTACTGGGCGCCGTACCGGGGCGGTGCGTGATGCCCGTCGCGATCGCCACCACCACCATCGCCATCCTGCGCGGCACGTCCACGAACGCGTGGGGCGACGAGATCGACACCGACACCCCCATCTACACCGGGATCCCCGCCGCCCTGACCGAACAGTCCCGCCGGGTCACGACCCGCGACGACCCCACCCCCCGCATCGTCCGCTACGCCGTCGCCCGCGTGGCCGCCGGAACGGACGTCACCGACCAGGACCGAGTGCGCGATGAGCGCACCGGCGCGGTCTACATCGTCGACACGGTGTCGTCGATGGCCAACCCCGCACTCACCGCAGACCTGCGACTCGATCTGCGGCGCACCACCTAACAGCACACGGCCACACGCCCGGGGAGACCGGGCAGGCCGAAGACGACCACCCACCGGAGAGGAGGGCGGCCATGGCAGTACGGCTCGATCCGAGCGCGCGCACGCACGTCGACGCCGCTATCAACCGGTGGCTCGAGGAGCGCATCGGCCGCGCCATCCTCGGCGACGCCCAGCACCTCGTACCGAAGAAGACCAGCCGCCTGCGCGACTCGCTGCGTGCCGAAGTGCACGACAAGGTGCTGCGGGTCGGCTCCCTGGACTGCAACTACGCCACCTACGTGGAGATGGGCACCAGCCCGCACGTGATCGTGCCGCGGAACAAGAAGGCTCTGTACTGGCCCGGCGCCGACCATCCCGTCGCCCGCGTCAACCACCCCGGCACCCAGCCTCAGCCGTATCTCCGGCCGGCTCTGTATCAGCGGAGGTCGGCATGAGTCTCCTGCTGCGCGCCACCCCTGAACTCGTCGCCGAGGCCTGGCTGAAGACTGTGGTCGGGGATCGTGTCGCCACCACGCTGCCGAAGGACAACGCGACGTGGGCGGCCTCGGGGTTCTGCACGCTCGTCGTTGCGGGCGGCACGCCCAACCTGTACGTGCCGCTGCGCGAACCCGTCATCGGCGTGGACTGCTGGGCCAACAACCCCAGCTCGCAGAAGCCCCCATGGAACAAGGCTGCCGCGCTCGCCGAAGCCATTCAGGCCGCCTGCTACGACCACCGGGCGATCCCGCAGACCGTCGCCCTGCCCGCCGGATACCCGGCCGCGCAGGTCAAGTCGGCATACACGACCGGGGAGCCGCGGCGTATCCCTGACGACCCGTCCTCGTATGCCCGCTTCAGCATCCCCGGCCTCGTCCTCTCCTGGGTGGGGGTG